TCTTTCTTGCACCATCATAATTGATACCAGTCATCTCAAAGTAGAGACGTGGTAATGTAATAGCGACTTTCTTATCAACGTCAGGATTCTGTTCCAGACGTGTCAAAAATTTGTTCTTGGGACCATAGGCTAGAGGAACCTTCTCGGCCTCAATCACGTCACCAGTTGACGGATCGTACTTCCTGACTTCAATGTTGTTGAATAGTGTACCGAAACCGATTACTGTTTTTCTAATCGCTTCGTTATAAAAATGTGGACCTAACATCAGAACTCACCAGTTACTTTACCATACTCACCGAATGGGTTCCTCTCGGTGAAGTCGAGAAGATCATCAGCTGTTGTTTCAATATATTTATTGTCGGCGTACTCGACGTTTTCTAGCGTCAGGTTATCGACTTCTACGCTGTCTTGTACAACGCCACTTTCAGATCCAGTGATGGTCTCTCCAGGGGTAAAGTTACCGTTTCTGTTGATAAGTGTGAGGGTGTGATTATCTCTATCCCAGAAGGATACTTCAGCAGTTGTTCCAGTGGTTCCACCAGTCACCGTCTCACCTTGGATGTAATGTGTGGTGGCCTGTGGATCCATATCAATTGTGATAGAAGGAGCAAAGATCTCTTCGATCTCATCAATCTCTTCAATGCCAGTCTCGAACTCATCGTTGCCAAGCTCATAGAGTTCAGCAGTCATGGTATAGATGTAGTTCTTACCTAACTGATAAAAGGGTGCTTCTCTTTCTACGAACTTGATCTCATATAGATCTTCGGTAAGTGGTAGATAGATTAAGTCTCCTTCATTGGGTCTACCATCCACAGTAGTGATGTCGGCAAACTCTTGGAATACTTGACTCCATCTGTTCTGTGACACCACCATAGTAATCTCATCAGTGATACGTAGACCAAACTTACTGATGAATTCAGATGGTGATCCAAATCCCTCAACGTTGATCAGTAGCATCTCGATCATGTATTGAGTCTTAAACTCGGAGTACAATACATCATTGAGAGGAACGTCCTTAATCATCTTCCTTGGAAGATAGTAGACATCACTGCCAAACAATTTGATCTGCTCATCCACTAAACTTTGGATAAGCGCCTGTTCGGTGCTGACACCACCGTGCTGTGGAAAATAGATACTCTTCATCCGATCATATCCATTGGGGGAAGTTCATAGTAAGACGAGCTCTTCTCCATGAGAGCATCAATCTCTTTCTGTGCATCCTCAAACAACTGTCTGCCGTTCAGTGATACGCCACCAGGCAGTTGTACATTGTTAAACTTGATTAGGTTCTGACCCCACTGTCTCTTGATCAATGAAGTTAGATACTGTTTGATAAAACTATCGTTATAAAATTGTGTAGCAACGTCTGGATCTGCATAAGAATAACATTCAATTAGAAGATAGTTGCCTTCTACCATTCTATTCTTATCAATATCAATATACAATCTATCACTTCTTTGATTAAATCTAAACTGTATCAAAGATCCAGTCTGAACAATCATGTCAAGCGTTTCAAAATATTGCTTGATCATGTAGTAGTTCGTCATGTCAAAGTTACCAAAAGCAAATCCTGACGAGAAGGAAAAGATATCCATCAGGAAATACTGGTTGTTCATACCAAAGAGATCATTTCTAGCCATGCTAGAAGAGATACCAAAAACCTTGGAGATACCAACTACCTGTTCTGGGATCTCAATAAAGTTCTTTCTGCTAGACCAAGTAGCAGCATCAGGAGCCAGAGTCGATGAAGTCTCATCTGCACTATCAAATCTAGTTACATCATCTGCTGTGATCTCATGCTTGAGATAAATTTTCTCGACGCCATCAAAATGACGCTCTCTATAGTATTGGAAAGCGTCATCAATCAGGTCATCCAGTTGATCATCATCTACGTTAATTTCAAGAACTGGATGACCTAAACGCCTCAAGCAATACTCTTTAAGTTCTGCTCTCGATGCGGGTACTGCCATTAGTTACTCCTTATGCCTGTGCTTCGGACCATCTCAAGTTGATCGTAACGTCAACGTCAGATCCATTAGATAGGAATGCGTTGATCGCTAGTACGTCAGGGCCGTTAGGGAATGCGCCCGTTCCTCCGATTGGAGTGTTGGTGAGTTCCTTAAGACCAGATAGATCAATACCATCACGGTCTCCACTACCACAACCTGCCGTGAATGAGAATACCTGTTCGCCTGGTTGTGCGGTAGAACCAGCAAGTGATGTGAAGGTAAATGTTGTTTGACCAATCGAACCAGCATCGATACTACTAGAGAATGTGATGAATACCAAACCAGGGAATACACTACTATTATTGATACCAGTAACAGTTTCACCACCACTGAAGTTCTTACCACTTGCACCAACTGTAGAAACGTTGTCACCAATATTGACCCCAGAAACATCATTGGGGTTGAAGTAATGATAGTTTCTTCTGCCATTATCTACTGCGTTTGTTGCTGCAATTGAGGTTTGAGTAGTACCCCAATCAACTGAAGTAGCAACCTGCGCGAATGATGGTTGTCCACCAGCACCCTGGTTGTTTAGACCATCCCAAGAAACGTCGGCTGGCACTTCTGGATAGTTAGATGGGTTTAGAATACCCTCAACAATAACCGTTTGAGTATTCTGTCCACCTTCCACAACAATATCAATGTTCTTCAGTAGCAACTGTGCTCTGTTGATTAGTTCTCTTTCGCCAAGATCACCGATGATTGCGTTAGATACGCTAGGTGCTAGGCGAATCAGGAACAGTGTGGACTTAATAACACCTACCTGAACTGTTGGTAGTCTGTATGAGAAGATGTATCCTCTATCTTCATCAAACTTGCCATCAGTCAAGAATGCAGAACCCCAGTGATTGATCTGTGGAGTAGCAGTTACACTGGCAAGAACAACACCAGTATTCTCGGTGTGTGCCGCTGCTGGTCCAGCAGTATATGATCTTTGAGATCCTGCTGCGAAGTTGGAGAATACTGACTCTCTAGTTAGTCCAGAAAGGACATTACCATTCTTGGAGTTATAACGAATGAGTTCGTTATCGATATACAAAGTTCCGAAGTCGGGGAACAGTGATGCATCATCTAGAGTAATATCTGTTGCTGCTGCATCGATATCACTTGCTAGTCTTGCGCCAGGCCCTTCGTTGACAACTTCATATCTAACTGGAAGGTTACCAGATCTCATGTATGCCTCTGTGTTGAGGTTGTTGTTCTTGAGTCTGTGTAGGAAGATATAATCTCCGCGAGGACCACGTAGCATCCAGTCGATGAAACCAGCACCATACCAGGAATACTGGAATCCGATCATCTGCATCTTATTGACGTTGATCTTATATCCAGACTGACCAGTGCCATCACACTTGTCAATGTTCCATTGACTTTGAGGAATGATTAGTTCTCTGGTGATTGCTGCCTTGCTGCTTACACAATTAGTAACTCCTCTGTAGTCTGGATTGACAAACATGGTAGTGTTATCATCAATACCAGTAACAACATGAGTCATACCACGAAGTACAATTCTATCACCCACTTTCAACTGTTCTCTAAATCTGGTATTAAATCCACTGATTTCATTTGATCCTGTATTGACAGATAGAGTTCCTGCTAACTGGAATGTAGAAGATCTCAAACCGATAGCATAGTTCGTTCCATCATACTGGAAGAAGATACCATTCTGTTCATCAAAACAACCAGATCTAACAGTAGCACCTTTCCATGCATAGAGACCTACCTGTGGCTGAATACCAAACCTTGCGGTAGTTTCTTCTAGGACTTCTTGCGCCTCGATCTTGAATGTGTTTTCATTTACAACTTCAGTGACAGTATACTGACCGTTGTAACCACTAGATGTAATACCCTCAAGAGTTACTTCTGCACCAACTTGTAGGCCATGATCGATGTCATCAGTGATAACTTCAATCTTCGATCCGATATCAGTTCCTTCTGCAATGACACTTCTGATGTCATAGGAAGGAGCGAAGTTAACACCAGTTGTATACATGATACCTTTACCTGACTGGTATCTGATATACTTCTTGGACTGACGAATTGCCTGTGCTCCGTGTGCAGGAGATCCTGTACCAATTTGAACACCACCATCAAATGGTCTGTGAACATAGAACGTATCAGATCTAGCAGTAATTGAACCTGTTAGTGTGGTTCCTGTAGCAACGTTTCCAGTAGATCTAGAAGTGTATGTCAACGATGTTGGAGTTGGAACACTCTCAACAAAGAATGGTCCAGAACATAGATCATGGTTTACACCATTTGATGTAATTGCAACAAGGATTTGACTTCCTGGTAGAAGACCGTGGTTGGAAGTAAATGCTGCGTTGATCTTTGCGATAGAACTAAAAGCAAATGATGTGCTGCTAGGAACCAATTGGAACAATGGTTCGCTCATCGTCATCGATGGTCTGAAAGTAATCGTATCTCCAGATGCTGGGTTGCCAGTGGCCGTAGCTTCCAGAATAGATCCTGACGAATCTACACTAGTAATAGTAACAGTCATGTCATTGTCAGGAGACAAGGCACCTAGAAGAGATCCGTCAACCAAAAGTTCATAACCTAGTTCATATCCAGTTCCAGGTGATCCAATTACAGGAATATAATCACCAGCATCATTGATAGTTGCTTTAATTGTTGCTCCAACTGCTGCTGATTGTGGGGTCAAAGCCTCATAAGATGCATCTCCATTGGATGGAGCACCTGCTTGAGTGAATGTAGAGACTCCGCCATTAGCATCAATGGTTTGAATATTAAGAGTCAGATCGTTCTCTGGTGAAACGCCACCAAGTTCGTTACCAGAAATTAGTAGAGTGTCTCCAACAGTATAATCGCTACCAGGGTTTGCGATAGTAACGTTATATGCAGGTGTTCCACTCGTGTTGGTTGCTGCTCTGTTTTCGACTACAACCAGTGTTTGTCCATCTGAAGCAGCACCACCAACATCTGTTAAAGTCTGGGTAAGACCGAAAGTTACACCTCCAGTAAGTCCCTCGACGTAAAGTACATCAGAAGTATCGCCTGCAGATGCCCAAACATCAATTGTACCAGCAATGGAAGCGGTATTGATAGCATCAATCAACCCATTTCTAACAGCAGTGATTGTATCTCCTACTTGTGCGGTGTAGCTTACTGTTCCAACAACGTTACCAGTAAAGTCTAGTTGGAAATTATCATCTGTCTCAATGATACCACCAACAGTTAGTTCGTATAGTTGGGTCTCAACTAAACCACCGCCAAGTCTCTGGACATTGAAGTTGGAGTTTGTACCAGTTCCACCAGATGGACTCAAACCGTTATAGTCCTGGTTTGGTGAAATACCAGTACCCTGTACGTTGAACGTTAGAATCTCTCCGTTAGTATCAACAGTAATTACATTGATCTTTAGGTCATTAGCAGGAGACTCACCATCAAGTTGAGTTCCATATACAACTAGAGTTTCACCAGCAGTAAATCCTTGTCCGACATTTGGATTGGTGGTTGTAGCGACAGCACCAGCAGATGGTGTGAAGGTTAGAATAGCACCAGCAGCATCTACGGTGTCAATAGTAATAACCAAATCGTTTGCTGGGGAAGTTCCTCCGAGATCTGTACCAGCAATAGTAACAGTTTCTGTGGCCGAGAAAGCAACACCTGGACTTACAAGAACTACAGTAGTGTAAGTTCCAGTGCTATGATCAACAACAACATTCCATTGAGTTCCGTTTCCAAATGTTCCCGAGTAACCAGATACCTCTAGATTTGAGAAGAAAGATGTTGTAGAAACGGTAGCACTGTATGCACCAGCAGTTCTAGCTATATCAAATTTTGCTCCGAATCCTTGACCGAAGTTTACTGGTGATACGTTTTGGAAACTTTGAGAAAGGTTGTTACCACTCTTATCTACTGTTAGGTCACCACTGAAAAATACTTCATTACCAGAAATATTGGTGACAAAAATGTTAGCTCCCGCACCATCGGACACAGCATGTCCTACCTCAATATTAGTAACATCATTTAGAATGATACTTGATACTGGTGCTGTAAATGATGTGGTTACTTCTTTATCAAAAGCAGTTGCCACTGTTGCGGTGACTTGAGAACCACTAGTAACACCAATACCAGTAATAGGAGCACCGATAGGGGGCACTACTGCGCTTCCTTGCAAACCAATAATTGGTTGTCCATCTGCCGAAGTCTGATCAGAAAGAACATTACCAGTAGCACCTTGTGTGAGAACTGATAGAGTTGGAGATCCGATTTCAGCACCTGTATAGAACCCAGACTTCTTGACTTCCGTGAAGTTTGTTAGAAGTTGAGTTCCTTGTAGAGTTCCTACCTTACCTTTAGCGAAAAAAGTAAATTCTGTTGCGGTTACTACATCAGCAACAACAAAAGATCCTTCTGCTTTACTGTATCCAAAGATAGAATCATCTACACCACGAACGTTAATTGGATCACCTTCAGCAAGGCCGTGGTCTAGTACAGACTGTACGGTGATACGTGAAGGTCCAATGAAGTTAGTTCCTGAAGAAGCATCTGTTGAGATAGCGGAAATACCAATCGTGGTTCCAGGAATTTCGTATAGAGATGGATAGTTTCTGAAGAGGTCTAGTGACTGCCACTTCGTTGGTTGGATGCCATACTCAAAGTCGGCGTCAAGCATCGACTGTGGTTCAGCGACACGCATACGCTCAATAGCGTCCGTACCAAAGTCCCACGGCCTAATAGTTTGCTCATCAACTTCAACAAAGATCTGAACAGAATCGCCAGAACTAAATTGTGTTGTGTCGTAAAGGAAAGTAATTACTGTGAGGTAGTCTGCCTCATTGTGTGCTGACGGGAAATCAGTATCCGTACTTAAAGGGTTGACTAGGATGTAACTCAACGATGTTGGTTTCGCTGCATCTGCGAAAGAAGCGAGAACCTCACCAGCAGTTACATTCGTAATTAGAAGAAGTTGCTCTTCACTATACCTGCCAACAAATTTTAAAGTACCTGCACCAGCAACCCCTGGGTTGAAGGCGTAATTTTTAATTTGCTTTTTAGCCATCTAAAACTCCAGATTCGTTCTTATGAGAGAGCAACCGCATAAATGATAGCGTAGTTATCGACGTACCTACGTGTCGCAGCGTCCGATGCCGCCTGTGGTTCTGCCATATTTATTACTCTATTATTTAGAAGATCTAAATCACCGTCGATAGAGATTTCATAGTTGAAAGTGCCTGCAGAAAGAGCACCTGATACGTTTACATCACCAGTAAGAGGGTCTACTGTAAAGACTGGAAGAGATGTTACTGGATCAGTAACAGTGATACCACCTGATGATGAAAGAGCTCCAATAGATACATCTTGGAATTGAGCATCACCACTGTTACTATCAATAAACCAAGTATTGGTGGCGCTTACATTGTAACCACGAAGAACAGAAAGAGTATAGTCAATTTCTGGTGAGGTGAAGTCAATGTCACCTGCAAATGAAGACTCTCCTTGGAACGTGGCCGTACCACCTACAGATAGATTACCTGGCAGAGCAAGACTTACCTGTGTAGTTGCTTCAAAGTTTGATGTTCCGAGAGCAACCCAGTTTACATCAGAACTATCAGATCTAACAATGAGTTCTTTGTTTTCGCCAACTCTTACATCAGTTCTTGTGTAAGTTTGACCAGGACTCAACTTAATGTTAAAGTCATAATATTCTGTTGCATCGATATATGGATATGGTCTTCCAGACTCCGCAACACCCATGCGGATTCTTGCTACATCCGCGCCCTTGTTACAAGCAAAGATAGTTACCGTCTTCTGATCATCAGGACCATTCGTAAAGAGCTTCTCTTGATATCCTTCTTTATCAACTACCTTGGAAGCAATAAGACCAGAACCTGTTTCTGGTAAGGTGACTACAGAACCTTGAAAGACAAAGTTAGTGTCTGGTCTATCAGACCATACTAGAATTGATTGTGTGTCAGAGACATACATCGTTTGAGTTTCAAACGTTTGTCCTTCTCCAACAAATATGTTAAAATAGCAGAACGATTTAGTTGCGACTTGAGGAACACCGTTGACCATATCTGCTTGGTCAACAACAAGAATTCTAATTTTTGTGGGGTAAGGATTTTTGTGAGTTACAATGATTGTACCTTCAGCAAGCTCACTTGCTTGTGCAGTGTACAATAAAGTATTTCTTTTTGGTGTACTTGGAATTACCCCCGCCAAGTAACCAAACGTTGGGTGTGATGACATGCCTTTCCCCTAGTCGTGGATAAATACACTATATGTTAATGCTATTTATAATTGAGGTTTAGAGCATGAAAATGATTACGGGATCTGCAGGATTCATTGGATCTCACTTTGCCAAACAATATGAACAGCACCTGGGTGTAGAGCAGCATAATGCTATTCATATTCTGGAAAGATTTAATAGATGGCAAGACGTGGATGAAATCATTCACATGGGGGCCATCTCTTCTACAACAGAGACAGATCTCAATAAACTTCACTTCTATAATGTAGAACTAACATTAAAGTTATTTGAAAAAGCAATCGAATATCACATCCCTGTTCGATATGCTTCTTCTGCTTCTGTGTACGGTACGTTTATCAATGGAACTATCAACCCATTGAACTACTATGCAATGACAAAAGCGCAGGTAGATTACTGGGTTCAGGATAATATTGACAGGTTCCACAAAATTCAAGGATTCCGATTCTTTAATGTCTATGGAGACGGAGAAGAGCATAAAGGTAATCAACGTAGTCCTATCAGTAAGTTTACTGAAGAAGCCAAGATGACAGGAAAGATCAAGATCTTCGAGGGATCGGAGAACATGTTGAGAGACTTTATATTTGTCGATGATATTGTTCGCATCGTTCCAAACAACAGGGAAGGATCTGGAATCTTTGATCTCGGATCTACCTATACATATTCTTTCCGAGACATTGCAGAAATCATTGCAAAAAAATACGGGGCGGAGATCATTGAGATCCCCTTCCCCGAACATCTAAAAGGTAAGTATCAATTCTATACCAAGACAAATCATGACTGGTATGGTTATAGATTTACTAAAGTGGAAGAATATATCAATCGCCCTTTACAACCCGATACGAATCAGACTCAAAGTGAGTCGTAGAGAACTCATATAATTCAGAATCTTCCAAGGCAATCATCTGATGCCTCATGCCCCTGGGAACCTCAAAAGGGATTCCAGGGGTTAATACTATGCGATCGGCCGTGTATTGATCGTCATCAAATCCATAATAAAGATGAATTTTACCTGAATGCAGGTAGAAAGTTTCGTGCTTTATTTTGTGGTAATGCCAAGAGCACTTCTTGCCTGCCTCGAAGAAGAGAAGTTTCCCACAATACTTTTCGTTGTTAACAATCCACTTCTCGTATCCCCAACCTTTGGGTACGTGCTTAACTAAAGAATCCGACATCATTAATTCCTTTGTCGTCAATGTATATATCTCCAGCGGGTTTGCCGAGAATCAACTCATGATACTTACATCCCCACTTCCTTAACTGTTCTGATGTCATAACATAGAACTCGGTGAATGCCATGCTAGCATTGCCTTGGTGCCTTCCCATACCTCTTGCTGTGAAGTATTTGATGTAGTGGCCCTTATCATATAGATCATTGATCATATTGATCCTATGCATCATAGGGACACTCATCTCATATCCTTTTCTTTTGTCCTTGACACAGATAGTGCCGTCAATATCAATTACATAAATCATTCACATCATCCTGCGTAAGTACATAAGTTCCTGGGTTGGATACCGCTACTGCGGCCGCTCTGTTTGCAAAAGGAATAGCAGACTCCATGACACCAGTGTTTAGGTAATGGAATACTAGAGCAGATAAGAATGTATCACCAGCACCTGCTACGTCAAAGACTGGCACTTTAGTTCCAGGATACAATCTACCTTTGAAGGTAGCACCTTCAGATCCTTTTGTAGTAATCAAGAAAGGATATTCTCCTTCCAACTTCTGTGCTTCGCCATCATTTAGTTTGATGAAACACTGTCTTGGTAGATTAGTCTTTTTACTATCAATGAATACAGGTCTCTTGAACCAGTCGCATAGTTCAAAGATTTTTTCTTCGGATAATAATCCTTTATTATAGTCGGAGATAACCATTGCATCAAAGTCTTCTTTTGGCATCTCCCAATCGAAAGGACTTACCTCATCTTTCTCATCCAATCTCATGATCTGCTGATTCGATTTCTCATCAACAAATCTTGTCTTGATTGGCATCTCTTCGTTGGTCATGATGTAAACATCAATACCGAAGGCCATGAGGTTCTCTCTGACGTTCCATGCCATGCCTCTAGTCTCTTCTACCCTAGTCTTCTCAAGAACTGGTACAGGACCTTCTGGACTCAATCTAGAGCACTTCCCATACACATATCGATCGATACAGGAATCACCGATAAGCAATACCTTTAACTGTTTGGGTTGTGGAGTAATCTCCGAGTCTATCAAAAAACCGAACTGATTTGGCATACTGTGAACCTACTACTTCTTTTCCTTTCCAGTCAGAACCTACCACCATTATATCAGGTGAAATGGATTCAAGCAAATCCTCCAGTTCCTCCTTGGTATCAAACACATGCACAACGTCAACGTGCCTGATAGCCTTGAGCATCACCGACCTATCATATTGCGAAAAAATAGGTCTCTCGGGACCCTTCATCTCTGCTACCTTCCTGTCGGAATCGATAGCGACGATGAGGTAATCTCCAAGAGACCTAGCGTACTTCAGGAGTTCGATGTGTCCTGGGTGGAGCACATCGAAACATCCATTAACGAAAGAGATTTTCATGCGTTGGGTACATAAACAAGTTTCTGAATCTCTGGGAGATACAGGTATTCAATATCACTATTGGTGAGAGTTTTTACAGCATCTTCAATAGTTTCAACTAGAGGTTCTCCTCCGAGGTTGAATGAGGTGTTGAACAAGATGGGAACTTCGCTCAACTTCTCGAAAGCATCAATGAGATTATAGTAATGCTCATTCTGCTCTGGGGTTACAGTCTGAATTCTGCAAGTGTTGTCAACGTGGATGACAGAAGGAATCTTCTCTTCTACACCATCATGACACTTGACAGCATACATCATGTGGGGAGTTTCGTCACGGCCAGCAAGGTCGAACCAGTCATGAACTGCTTCTTTCTTGATAGAGCAAGCAAATGGTCTGAACCATTCACGACGCTTGACAGTGTTGACAAAATCTTTTCCGTCTTTGATCGTAGGATCGAAGAGGATAGATCTGTTACCGAGAGCACGGGGACCACCTTCGGAACGACCTTGGTAGATAGTAACGATATTGCCATCACGGATGAGTTGTGCGACATCACCGTAAGAAGTATCGCTAACTTCAAGATCACCAAGACCAGATTCATATGTAGAAGGATCATACTGTGGTCCGTAGTAAACAGATTCCTGCTTACCAGACGACTTCTTGGTTTCATTGAGTTGGTGCCAAACCCATTTAGCACCACCGATCGAAGTACCACCATCGTGAGAGATTGGTTCACAATAGATGTTCAGATCAGGGAACTCTTTCCAATACTTGTAGTTTGCAACGCAGTTGAGACCGTAACCACCGCAAATAACAATATTAGTTTTACCAGTCAATTCGTGCGCTCTACGAATTAAGGTGACCATTCTTTCTGATGTTTCTTTCTGGATCTTGTAAGCAAGATCCTTCTGAACGTCAGTGAATTCACCTTCTTTATGGCGAGTAACATCATCCTTCAAGATGTCATAACGTGCATAGTTAATTTGAGCAGCGTTAGGGTACGTAGGAATAATCAATTCGCGATTTCCCCACTCGCCAGTTGCATCAAAGAATGATGGTAGTTCATCATTCTCTTTACCATATGGAGACAGGCCCATAAGTTTACCTGCTTCAATAGCAGGGAATCCACAGTATTGTGTTACTGCTTCATACATTTTGGTGTGACCAGGATACTCGGTTACATAGACACCATCCTGCTCGAACATGCCACATGGTTCTCTGGTTCCGATATGCTTCCAAACAGTATCAAATCTGTTAGCATATCCTTCGCCAACTTCTTTATCATAATTGGCATCAAAGATAGTTTCAAATTCGTATCCTACATTTTTGATAGGTTCGCCTAGGTCCAAGAAACTACCTGCTCCGTCAGCAATAACGACAGCAGCTTCATCGAAACCAGAGTTATAGAAACCACAAGCAGCGTGCATCTCATGATGAACGTTATCAATGTAGTGAGTTTTGAACTCAAATCTTTTACCAGCGATCTTTCTTACAAAGCACTCGTAAATATCTTCTGATGTCCAATCAGATGTAGGTCCATGACGATGAGTATGGCAGATCACGAGATGATCGATGTGATCTACGTATTCAAATGCTTTCAGAATACCCATCAAAGGTGTTCCGTCATACTTGAATCTAGAAAGTCTTTCTTCTTCTAGATAAAAAACTACTTCACCATCTTGCAGCAAAGTCGTACTGCCATTGTGTCCTCTGGCAATAGCGAGAATGTTTGTCATTGTAATACCTCAATTATTTTGCAATCTTAACGGAATTTGAAAACCCTGGTGGTTTTGATGCTACTGCATCTTGTGTCACTTGCATGTCACTAAAGATGTTTGGCTTCTCCTTTTTTTGTTCTGGTTGTGGTTGTTGTGGATCGCATCCTTGAGGACCACATCCCCATTCTTCAGGAAGAATTACTTCTGATTCTGGTTTGCGATAGTATTTGTTCATCAGTTTGTCAACTGACTTAAGAATGACTTCTTCAACCTTATCATTCATGGCCATTATACCATCATTCGCTCTGTAGGATTCATCATCCATTGCGATGCGAATAGGATCATAAACTCTCTGACCCTCTCCCATATCTAGAATATCAAACTTATCCCAGTCTGGATATGAGATGTTCTCGGCAAATGTAGATCCAACTACAACAACTGCTGGTTTGTCCATCGACTTTGCGATGTGTTGTCCTACAGAGTCACAACCAAGAACAAGATCTGCTTCCTTAATGATACCTGCCCATGTACGAAGATCTACCTGTTGAGATGCAGGAATGGAAACAGTATCTTTTAGTCCAAGACGTTCTACATCGAGAGGAAGTTCACTGAACCAAATAACAGAATACTTCTTCTGTAGTCTTCTTACGATACTGACAGCATTGTGATATTCAAAACTTCTTCCTGAAGAGTCGAAGACCAGATTGCCTTGAGCAGAAACTCCACGGCCGAAAGGTTGGAAAACTACTGTCTTCTTTTTGTTTGTTTTGGCACGAACCTCGGCAACAATCATTTTGCCTTTTACAGATTCGTCTCTAGTTAATTTGATAGTAGGATCTGGGAGATCTCTAATACCTTTATTGTTGATGCAAATGTCAAACGCTTGTGACAGATTACACTTCTGGTTGTAATACTCCCAGACACGATATGGTTCTGGAGTGCAAATGTCCGTATCCTTTAGTTTATCCTGGAACAAATTCTTGTGCCAGTGATCATAAACCTTGCTGTATAGAGTAGGATGTCCTCTGAAGAAGTCACTTCCTCCCTCGCAAACAATTACGAAGTCTTCGTCTGGATGGTCCTCTTGATACTTCTCTAAAGCAGGAATTGAACAAATCACACGACCCGCACCGCCGTTGATAAAAAATGATTTTGGTCTCATAAAATCAATCTCTAATGATTTAAGTACCTTTATTTAGGCATGAAAAAAGGGGCGGTTTTCCCCGCCCCTTCTGGATTTTTTGGTTATCAACCAGGACCTACATCAGCACCTGCGTCTGCCTGCTCTTCGTCAGGACCAGCATCGTCGAGAGGCCATGATGGGAAAGGAATTCTCATTTGATGGACACCTTCAAATCTTGTGTAAAGATTTTGAAGTTCAGTGATATATGCATTGATAGCAGTTGTTTGCTCTTCAGTTACTTCATTGTCAGGTTCAGTGAGGTATAGTTGAGCATCATTGATCAACTCATCTCTCATTTCTCTATGTCTTTCCATAGAGATACATGTAGCAAAAGGAATCTCGTCAATCTTCCAACTTTCGGTTTCAAAATCATAGACGATGCCATCATTGTGGACATCATATACATCGTTGAAAGGAAGGGGATCTGGGTCTGTGTGATAAGGTTCTGTCTCTCCATCTAGGGTGAAAGAAACAGTTGCCCAATCATCAGCAGTGACATCCTGATTATTGCAAATAGCAGCGATGATAGTATCATCATTGCTGGTAGCAATGTCCAAGAAAATTGCTCTTCTAGACAATCCTGCTCTAATAATTGCACTGTCTTTTTCTTCCTGGGTTCCATTCCAATAATGGAATCCTTCATCGGGATGTAGAACGCCGTCTTCAGCACCTACAAAGACATAGCCTTTTGCGTCCCCTTTATACATTGCAGTGGCAGTATTGCCATCTACAGCAGTTGTCCCATAGTAAGTGTCGGGCAACTTATAAGTATATGCTTTAGTGATTTGTGCCATGACGTTTGTACTTTCCTTGAATAAATGTATTTATAGAATTTAAGATAAATTGAACAATTTTCGGATTACCGTATCACTTGTAGCTGATTCTGATCAGACCACCGTTACCACCAGATCCGCAGATAGGTCCATTGCAGCAAGTAGATGCAGTGACACCACCCATACCAGGAACACCGTTGGTGTGGCACCAGTTACCCTGACCAAATCCAACCGTATTCTTTGCTTTACACCACTCACAGTAGTGGCAGTTGCAATGTCCACAACGATGTCTATCGGTAACATATCCACCCTTGGCGCTTACGAGACCACCAGGATATGGGAAGAAGAACTTGTTGTGGCATCTGTTGCCATAACAGATTGCATAGTATGCTCCAGGTAGTCCAACAGCACCACCATCAGCACCATAGTAGATTGCACAGCAACCATATGCACAGGAACCTTCATTTCTTCTTGGAGTCAACCAAGTGCATCCTTGTAAGAAGCAGTAGTTGCAACCACCATGACCACCTTCTGCACAGAAGTTGGTTAGACCGTTACCAGTGATGAAAGTTGTACATCCTCTACGACCTGACTTGGACGATGTTCTGCAGGTTGCGGTTGCTACACAAAGTTGATACTGGCAACCAGCAACAACATCTGCTCCTTGCAATCTCTTGAATGCATATGCACCAGCGCCACCACCAGGGCCATGAGAGCAACAACAGGATACAGCGCCACCACCGCCGCCACCCCAGATCTCAAAGAGAACGTCGGTAGCGCCAGAAGGAATAGTCCAGTTAGGATAATATGTGTAGTGATAGTTATCTCTAGCACTCAAAGGGTCGTCAAGACCCTGTGTCATATATTGTCCAGGACCGATGTACTGAACATTATATCCCTCTAGAGGATAAGTGGGGAGCAGTGTTTCTGCATCATATCCACCGCCAGCAGAATCTGACGTGACAGTCCCCAATAGATCTCGTAAGTTAAAAGCCATTGTCGTTTATCCTATTAGTTACACATATGTAGAGAACAGTTTTCATTAACACCCATCCAGCAGGAGCAATATGTGATACGAATCATACCACCAGAACCTGGGGTTCCGCATACACAGGAGGACTGACATGTAATACCAGATGCGTTACCAAATCCAGGGATACCCGAAGAATAGCACCAGGGATCACCAGACCATGGATGGTTGAAGAAGCAGTGGTTTTGCTCACCACAAGTAGCACAAGTGCAATAATGAGTAGTTGTCCATCCGCCACTATGGTCAATAAGTCTTGGAGGATAAGGAAGCATTGCCTTGACAGCACAGTTAGACTGACATTGAGCTCTAATCCATCCTGATCTTCCTCTAATGTTCTCATCTCCACCATATGCTGGGGGACCATAACCCAAGCAGTCTCCTGCTGATGGATCGCCACCTGCAGATGCGAAGGTAATACAGTCTTGAGAATAGTTTGAAGTGGTAGACCAAATACCACAGCAAGAGCAACCACCATATCCACCTTCTGCACAGAAGTTAGTTAATCCAGGTCCAGTGATGTAAGTTGTACATCCTCTACGGCCACGGAAACTATTTGTGTTGCTAGTTGCAGTTGCAACGCACATAGAATAGCAGTAACCACCCTCAATTTCTGGGTAGGTTAGGGTCTTACGTGAATAAGCACCAGTGGTGCCTGGGATACCGTTCATGCAGCAGCAAGCGCCAGCGCCGCCACCACCGCCACCCCAGATCTCGAACGTTACCTTTGTAACGCCACAGGGGACACACCAACGGCAGATGCAATTAGTGTTTGCACATTGACAGCAGCATGATCTCTGCATGTCCATGTAGATCCAAACTTTACCGTCATGGATCGGTTCTACAGTTGTTCCAAGTGCCGAGACCGACGACTTGAATTCTTTTCCTAGTAAGTTTCTAATTCCAGCCATCGATCAAACCTCTCCTGGTAGGTATAGTGTGAATCTAACAGCGCCAGTAGCGCCAGTACCGCCGCAATAGCAGTTGTAGCAGCAACCAAGGTCGCCAGTGCCACCGCCCATTCCAGGAGGTCCACCCCAACTACATGAGGAAGAACCAAGACCAGGGAAGATACCGCCAGAGTTATTTGCTCTATCGTTTTCCATACACCACCAGCAGGAACCTGTACATTCTGTACAGTGAGCACCGAATACCATGTACGCTCCAAATCTTCCGATTTGACCACCAGGCATTGGGGTGTATGATTTCTTGCCGTGTCTACCGCGACAGCAGCAGTCTGACTGAATGTAAGAAGCAGTAATGCCGTTATAGCATGTGCCCTTTGCTTCGTATGCTTCTCTGTCTTCTTTATTGAATGGAGCACAAACTGATTCGTGCCAGCAGCAGTAAGCAGGAGTACAACCACAGTTAGAGCAGCAGTTGTTACCGATTTTAGTTATGCAAGCATATGCAGAGCAATTGAAAGCGCAGCAAATACCTTCGTACTTACCACCATATCCGCCTTCTGCACAGAAGTTACTTGGAAGACCAGGGCCTTGAACGAAACTCTTACAACCCATGCAACCACCCGAGCAGTTAGCACAGCAGTTTGCCATACCAGCGCACATTAAATAGCACTGACCATTAAAATTGCTTTGAGAGATTTCATCAGCACAAATAATTCTGCTGTTATACTCTCCTGAATAACCAGGGACTCCTCTGGAGTTACAACGGGGACCTGATCCCATTCCACCGCCGCCCCAGATCTCGATACGTAGACGACACGCATCTAGAGGTGGAACACACCAGCACATACGCTGACTTTCATAACTATCATTGGCACTACCTTGAGCACATGACATACCTCTAAAGGTAAACATGACCCCTGGTTGGCCAAACGCTGTAATTGGTGGCAGATCATTAGTATCTGCGTAGTCTAGTAGATCTCTTAAACTTGACATTTGTCTATTCCTCCTCTATTCGTGTGAATCAGTTAGAAAGAATCGACCAACCGTAACTGGTTCCAGTGTAGTAAAGTTCGAGTGATGTGTTCTTGATGTCGATATCAAGATCGTCTTCGATGTTAGCGATCTTATGACCGTTTCTTGCAACAGTAACTCTTACTGCACCAACATTACCAGCAGCGTCGATGAAGTTTAGTCTGTCACCTACTCTTGGGTTTGCAGGAAGGGTAACAGTGATAACAGATCCACCTGTTGTATCAAGCAATAGGATTTCTCCTGAAGATGCTTGATGGTTGGAAGTAACACCTACAGTAGCTCTCGACTCCACAGGTGCTGAAATTGAACGTCCCATTGGTTTTTATGCTCCTTTATATTTGTTATTTATCAAACAGTTGATTCTTCAACACCATACACAGCAACAGCAACGTTTGCCGCGCTAGAGTATGCTACAACTCTTTTTGCTGCGTTAAGAACAACACCTGTTCTTTCCAGAACACCATACCCAGCAATTTCTGCTTCGTATTCAATATACTCTGCTGCGAGAGGTGTTGCGCCAACAGCAAGAGCAACTCTTACGAAAACGGGGGTTGCGTTGATGTTAACAACGTTGATATTTGCGTATGCTACTGTGTCTGCGGGCGTAGTATATACCGTAGTGTTAGTAGTAGCATTCAGAGCTTGTTGCCCTAGGACTCCAGAAGCCATGTAACGTTCTCCTTTTTAAGATCTAGACGATTTATTCTTTATTTATTTATACAAAGGGGTGGCATAAGCCACCCCAGGACAGCGATCAGATGCCGCCTGCCCAGAAGATATAACCCTTGAGGTTGGTTAGTTCAGTATCGACGTAAGTCTTAACTGCCGATTCAGTTGGGACCTTCTGATTACTGTCGGAAGACAGGGTTCCATCAGAAGAGAATTCAGTAATAGATTCACCGATTTGACCACCGATCGAACCCAGTTGTAGTGAGGTCAGACCAGACAGGTCGAAGGACGAAGCGTTCAGAGTTGTGCTACCAGTTGACTGGTTAACTCGGAAGTATTTACCAACCGAGAAGTTACCATCTTGGTCAGTAGAAACGTAGTAAACACGACCAGGGAAGTTCTCGGTTACCTCATTACCTGGAGCAGGTGACTGAATAGGTAGACCTGGGAAGTTAGTCTGTGTCTTGGTTCCTGTACCGATGTTCAGGAAGTCGTGACCTGTTAGTCTTACCTGTGAATACAGATATCTGATTCTGAACAACTGGCCATTGTAAGAAGCATTAGGCTTCTCTTCAGCAAGAACCAGAGTTACCTGTCCGTTAGGATCTTCTACAGAATCGGAAACAAGCATGAACTCGTTATCAATTCTAATGTAGTCGCCGCTAGTAATGTTGTCTTCAGCGAATACACGGATAGAAGTTTGTGAGTTATCAAGGTCACCGATGTTCTCGGTTTGTGCTGGGTTGTAAGCAGTGATGATAGTTGTAACTGCACCTGCGTTATGTGGTGCTGCGGTTGTAGTTTGTACACCTCTAGTTACAGCAACGGTAGTTGGTCCAGGGAATCCTGTAATCTCTACCATCTCGTTATCAACAATCAGATAACCACCATTCGCCATACCAGAAATGCTGGTAACTTGGAATTCACCAATAGTTGCGTTTGGAGCAGCGGTTAGAGTTGTTTGTCCCGATACAGTATATCTAACAATATCAGATAGACCATCGTGAGTGACAGCACTAGTTCCTAGAGAACCTCTAGTAACAGTCAAATCTCCCTTACCATCGGGAACTTTATAGGAAGAGTTAGAGATAACATAAGTGAAGATGTCAGCACCTGCTCCACCAGGGCCAGTAACGAATTCAATCGAACCACCAGGCTTCGGTGCTGCTGCGAGGTCTCTAACAATAAGAGTGAATCCTCTCTGACCACCTTGATAAGTTGCTGCTGTATCTAGAACTGCAGTAGAAGCAGAGTCTTGACCAGTGATGGTTTCGTTAGCGATGAAAGTTCCTTTCAGAGGTCTGATTAGAATCTTCGCAACACCAACCTGTAGGGAAAGAACTTCTGCGATTGCACCAGAGGTGAAACCTTCGATTCTTTCACCGACAATGAAGACATCAGATAGAGTCTCTGCCTGATAGTTCAGTTCCTCACCATCAATTCTGCCATCGAGAGTAACTTCATCTGCGTTGAAACCAGAGGATACAATACCGTAGTTACCCCAGGAAGAGTTACCTGCCAGAGATCTGATGTTACCACCGTTAGTAGCACAGTAAGAAATGTGAGCGTAGTAGGTGAAGCAAGATACAATCTCGGAGTTTCCGTTGTTCGTCAACCAGAAACCAACACCATTGCTTTCGTGAATCTGGGTAAAGGAGTCAAACAGCATCGACTTGTTCGATGGAGTTGGAGTTCCTTCCCACTTGGCGTGAACTGCACCATCAACAATAGCACCTACACCAGTCTGTGAGAATGCAGAACACTGTGAGATATATGGTGACTTGGTTGTTGGGGAGTTAGGCCACAAGCGGAGGAATACACCCCTGATTGTTGCAGTGTTTAGATCCTTTGGATCTGTTACGGAGGGAACAAAACCTTCCATGCCGTCCATAACAAGGTCCTTCAGCATGGACTTGTTGGACATGTAGAACATGGTGGCATGTTCGTTAACAACATTATCTACTGCAGTAATTGGAGCATCAGATGCTCCTGCTTCAAAAGTATCTCCAGTATCCCAATCACCACCAGTGAGTGGTAGAATCTGGATAACATCGTTACCACTAACTAGTTTGCTATGAAGAGCATAAGCAGTCTTGGTTCCAGCGCCGTTGCTGATTACCAAACCATCAACTTTATACTCGTCACCAACAGTTCCTGCTAGGGTTAGTTCTAGAACGTTACTATTATTACCTGTATCAGGTTTAATAGTTGATGTTCTCATGTTGTCACCAACGATGGAGACATAATCAGGAACAATAATAGGTAGAGTCTCGAAGTAAGTACCTGCCTTAACGTAGATAGTAGCAGGGCCTGTAACTTGAGATACTGCGTAGTTGAGTGAAGCAAACGATCTGGAAATGTTTTCACCAGAGTTTGTGTCACTACCTTCTTCAGTAACGTAGTAGACAGGATCAGTTACGTTGTTGTTTTCCCACTGGGGAACGCCAGATGGAGAGACGGCAAGAACCTGACCATTGTTTCCGATAGGTAGTCTTGCAGCACCCGCACCAGCACGATATAGGATATCGCCAGTTTGAGTTAGAACGTTAGCCTGGGCACCTTCTGCCAAGGTGTTCCAGTATGTTCCAGTAGCATCAGTTTCTGGTTCTTCGCCAGTAGATTCTGCAACTGCAATGTAAGAGTTACTGTTACGTACAACAGCATCACCAGCAAAGTAAGTAGTTGCGGGGTCCCAAATGCCCTGCCAAGTAAATCCACCAACAATGAAGTCCCAATCAGAAGCACTAGATCCTGGGTTTGCGCCAACATTAGTGGTCTTCGATACGTAAGAATTACCACCAAGAAGTACAACATCACCTTGAACGTAAGTTGTTGCAACGTCCCAAGTGCCTTTTACTTTAAATCCAGTGGTCAGAATCTCCCAGTTAACTAGTTCGTTGGGCGCAGATCCTGAATGGATAGAAGTTGCAACGTAGGTGTAACCACCGTAGGATACAACGTCTCCTGGTTGGTATGTAGTAGCACCGTCGTAAGTATCTTCAAATACTAGACCAGCAACAAACAGTTCAAACTTGGTCTCGTCATCGACAAATTCGTTGCCAGAAGTATGCGCTACAGTTACTCTGTATACGCTATTGCCATACTTGACAACATCGTTTAGTTTATAGAATGTTGCAGTGGCCCAGTCACCTTTGTTCTCGATGCTTTCGGTATGTAGATCCCAATACTGTGCGTCTTGGGAATACCACATAGTCTCGTTAGCAGACGAGGTGTGGTTTGCCTTGGCAACATAAGTATTCGCGCCAAACTTGACGATATCGTCAATGACGTAATCGGTGGCAACTGTCCAGTCACCAGTCCAATTAAACTTTAGTCTACCTAATCTGAAATCAGCCATTGTTGTTTACTTTCCTTACTTGGGGCCTTGGGTGGTATAATCATAATCTTCATTGAAACGTAGGACAAAAAATCCTTCGTCATCAATGAAATAAGATAGTTTCCTAGCGTCGAACCTGAACTGTTGGTATCGATCTTGAGAACTATTGTATAAAGACTTTTCTTCAGTAGTTTCCTCTACATAATCGTAGAGACCAGTTGCGATATCCAGGTATGGTGTACCATCTTTTCGCGTGAAATCAGCGATTTCAGTTGGATCGATAGATCTAATTTTGGTATACGTGAGCATACCCTTTTCATCTCTATCTAGTGCATGGATAAAGAAGTCATTACCGAGATCATCTGATCCGTTACCAGTTGTAACTGTATCCGAAGCGCGATAAAAATCGCTTAAGAACATTGTCATACGACTACTCTCCAGTAAACTCCTTCCCAGATCAGTTGAACTTTTGCACCTCTTACATCAAAAACCAATGGAGAATCAATCAAATTTTCTTCATTCTGAAACTGTCTCCCAGTGGGATCTGTTATCGTAACATTATTTATATGCCACGTAAATGCAGAATCAACAAACTCAATAACATCTCCTGGTTTAGGAACCAGGCCATTATTATAGTAAGGGAGAGTCAGTGTGATTGCATTATTAGTAGTATCTACCAGATAACGTAGGTTTGTTCCGAGAAGAGTGTCAGAATTAATTCTTTCCCATCTTGCTCTGAACACATCAAAACCACCATTGGTCACGCCATCATGGATGACGGCCATGTTCTTATCAGTATCAATAGTTAATTCACCTTGTGCGCCAACAAAGTGGGCATGTTCAGCAGTAGTACCACGTCTAAATTGTACCTGGGTGGTCATGCAGTAAAAGGTATATGGTTACTGCTAATATTTATACTATTAAATAATCCATCCGTAAGTGCGTTCTGGAGCAACACTGACCTTCTTATCTATGGATTCACCACGTAGAGTGATCGTTCCGCCAGCTTCAAACTTACGATCTGGTCCGATTTCTTCGGCGCTGACGAACGTGAATATTGTTCCAGATCCAGCGAATGCAGCAGACTTCGTGACATCTGCAACACCAACGATATCGAATAATGTATATGTCTGGAATGCATTGGTGGTGAGGAATGTTGCTGCACCACGAACCTTGATTGTTCCACCCTGGCTCGTCTCTGCTGCAACGAATTTCTGTGCAGATTCGCCAGATGTCTTGAGACGAACATCTCCTTCGTATACTGTTGGAGTGAAGGATTCTTGTGCAGAACCTGTGATCTCCAGATGGTTCTCGCCTTGATAACGATAAGTATTCTTGATTCTTGCTGCACCAAGGAAGGTGAGGTTTGGAACCAGATGTTGTGGAACCTTGAATGTTCTGGATTCTCCAGCAGTGAAGGTTGTGAAGAGACTTCCTGTTCCTTCGTGTGCTTGAGTTGTTCTGAATACAGACTCGCCAGTAATATCGAAGAGAACTGTACGGGTGGAAGGAATAAATCTGACAGCAGATTCTGCTTCGATAAACGAGAACAGAGATCCAGATCCTTCGTAGTCTCTGGTTCTTGGAGTAGAAGCAATACCAGAAACTGTGACTGTTCCTTCGGTCTCGTATGCGAAGGTTCTTCTTTCGTCCAGTCCTGCGAAGGAGAATAGAGATCCAAATCCTTCGTATGGAATAGTGAACGACTCTGGAGAAGAACCTTCCAGTTTGAAGAGGCCCTTGGATTCTTGAGAAGGAATGTTGACTGGAACCGAGATTGCTCTCGCTTCGCCAGCAGTGAAGCTTGTGAACAAAGCACCAGAACCAATCTTGGTGAATACCTTGATTGGTCTTGTATCTGCAACACCAAGAACATTGAATAGGGTGAACAGATCGTCTGGGTTGACGGTAAAGGATTCGGCAGAACCAGACAGAGTGCTGATAACACCAGTACCTTCGTATACTTTCGCAGTTCTCTCGTCCTTCTGACCAGATACTGGGACAACACCAGATCCAATGAAGGATTTGATAACGATAACCTTGACAGGCTCGTTGAAGATCGAAGCACTGACTGTCTTGACTTCCGAAACAGCAGACCTGATTGATGCAGTTCCGAGGAATGTGAAGAGTGCAGTATCTTCTGTTGGGTTGTAAGTAAAGGATTCTGCTGCACCAGATAGAGTGCTGATGAATCCTTCGCCTGTGTGTACAACAGATCTGGTTGTGTGTGCAATACCAGAAACGGGGATCGTACCTTCGACAATCCAGTTGGGGATGAATCTGATATCTGTTGCTTCGCCAGTAACAGAAACTTCGATTTGCTTGGTTTCTGCCTTGACAATCTTGATATCACTAACACCACCACCGAAGGAGAACAGAACTTCTCTTTCTGTTGGGTTGAATGTAGCAGACTCTGCTGCACCAGATAGAGTGGAGATTCTACCTTCACCAATGTGGAGCAAGGAGAATCTGATTTTAGACTCACCACTAACTTCAACCTGTACTTCAGGTTGCTCTGCAAACGCGAGGAGTTCTGGAGCAGAAGATCCACTGAATGTGAATAGAGATCCGAAGAATTGTTCGCTGACTGCAGTCTTCTGACCAGCAAATCCAGAAATAAACATGTCTGCCTGGAAGGCAGGTAGTCTTCTGGAGATTGCCTCTCCACCAATACCGCGAGAAGCAATAGCACCGTCGCCAATATGATTGGGAACAAAGCGTTCTCTCGCCGTGCCATCTGTCGTAAGTCTGACAGTGAAGGACTCGATGAACGTTCTGATTGGTACAATGCCTTCTCCAGTAATACGGAGATGCGTTGTAATATCTGGTGGGTTGAAGGTAACGGCCTTTCCAGCAAATCCAGATAGAGCAAGATCTGCTTGGAACGCTGGGATTCTTCTGGTAACAGATTCTCCACCAATACCCTTGGCGAAGATTGTACCAAATCCACCGTAAATATCGACGTGTGCGTATTCGCCTTCTCCAGATGCAGTGAAGGTTCCAAATCCAGACTCTGCGAATACGAGAGTTGGTGGTTTTGGAATAGCACCAAAGATTCTCGCTGCAGAATCTGCATCGTAATTTCCAAACGAGAATGCCTCTTCGGCCGATCCAGTAATAGAGAATAGAAGTTCTCTTTCTCTTGGATTGACAGTGAAGGATTCTGCTGCACCAGATAGAGTCGAGATAGAACCACGACCAACCCAGTTTGGTAGGAATGCTTCGCTGCCAGCACCAGAAATTCTTGCTTGTACTTCTAGTTCTTCTGCGAATGTTAGGAGAGGAACAACAGTCTCTCCAGTAATATCGAAGAGAGCACCTTCCGCAATTTCTCTGACAGTAGACTTGACAGAGGTGATACCGCCAGTGAAGTCGAATAGAGAGAATAGATCGTCTGGTGATGCAGTGAATGCTTCTGCAGCCCCAGATAGTGTGGAGATAACGCCAGTTCCCGCATATCCTCTTGCAGAAACAATAACAGCTTCGCCAGCAAAATCGAGAAGAGTAGTAAATGCTTCGCTGAATGTTGCCGACTCGGTTGCTCCAGAGAAACTGAATAGAGTTCCAGATCCAACAAAACCTTTCGTTGTACTGTCGGAGACAGAACCAGTAAGGTCGAATAGGGAGAATAGATCGTCTGGAGATGCGGTGAAGGATTCTGCAGCACCAGATAGAGTGCTGATGAAACCAGTACCCTCGTATGATTGTGTAGAGATGACAACAGCTTCGCCTGTGATATCGAGACGAAGTTTGGCAAATACTTCTCTGAATGTTGCAGACTCTGATGCACCAGAGAGACTGAACAGAGATCCAGATCCTTCTTGTAGGCGAGTTCTGCTGAACGTAGTATTGCCAGTGACATCAAACAGATTCTTACGCTGATCACCAGATCTGTTAATAGTATATTCAAGTGACTGGAATCCCCATGCATCCAGAGTGCTTCCACTGTGCTGTATCTGATAAACAGAAACACGGGCGTTTGCTATTCTATGTACAGGAGGTACAGGAACGGTAACAGCACTTAAGTTTTCAAGTGATGTAGTGCAAGCATGGGCCAGATAACCTTCACCAGTGAGGTTAATAGAATAACCTAAATTGTCACCGCCCGTGGGATTTCCAGATGAATCTGTGAAACACTCTGGTGTGTCACCACCATTAGTACCATTACCTTTGATAATATTAAAGGTTAATTCTTCTACTTGACGTAGATCAAGAGTAAACGCTACTTCTCTTCTACCATCTGTAGCGTAGGAAGCGCCAGTACCAAGGACACCAAACTTGAAGTATGGACCAATGTTAAATCCACCACTACTTCCAGTACCAGTTCCGCCTGTTACATACTCTACCGCAGGAGTAATATTGGTGAGAGTCTGGTTGTTGAGATCTGTAGCAGTGAGAGTAAGGTTAGCAGTGTATCCAGGTGTGAGAGGGAATGTCTTGGTGACGGCCTCTGACAGAATACCATTGGAGAAGATAGAACCAGTTCCTTCATATCCTCTTGTTCTGACTTCTGTAGAAGCACCCGTGATATTGAAGAGAGTGGTGAATACCTCATCAGAAGACTTGGACTCGGATGCGCCAGAAAGGCCGAATAGAGTTCCGAATCCTTCGTGTGCCTTGGTTGCTCTGAATACAGATTCGCCAGTAATATCGAACAGATTCTTGCGTACATCGCCTGGCCTGTTGACAACATAATTGAGACCAGTGAATCCCCAAGCGGAGACCATCGTGTCCAAGTAAACAGGTTGTTCTAGAACAAGAACTGCGTTGTTTACTCTCTCGCCAGGATATGTAGAGATAGTTACATCCTTCAGACTATCGAATGAAGTGTCAGTGGCATTTACTAATATGTGAGATCCACCAGTATGTCCGAGGTGTGGAATATCAATTCTATAGCGTAGATGATCTTGATCATCAACCAAAGAACCACCATTATCTCCGTTACCTCTGATAATAGAGAGTGTTATTTCTTCTACATTAGTTAGATCGAGAAGAATCTTTAATTCTCTTGGAGCTCCATTTGATCCGAATCCGCTACCAATTCTGAAGTGTGGACCAACATCAAATCCATCAATACAAGCAAGTCCACCAAACTGACAGGTGCCCGAACCGCCGTTTGGATACCATGCTACGGTATTTTCACCAGTTGATCCATACTCTGGATGTCCACTATGAGAAGGTCCTGTCCAGCTAGTACCGAACCTGTTGTAGATATTTGTTGCGGTAAGATTGAGGTTGGCAGTATATCCAGGTACAAGTGGGAATGTCTTCGTGACTGCTTCGGATAGAATGCCATTGGAGAAGATAGAACCGCTTCCCTGGTATCCTCTTGTCCTGACTTCCGAAGAAGCACCAGTGATGAAGATTGTTGCATCCTGAACTGTATTGCCAGTAAACGAGACACCAGCAAGACCTGTGATCTCGACTCTGACATCTTGTTCGAGACTGACTGCTGTGACAATATCGGCAAAACCAGTTGCCTCGAACAGAACGTTGAAGCTTTCGGCAATACCAACTTTCTCTGATGTAGCAGCACCAAAGATGGTAAGTCCACCTGTGGAACTGTGTACATTGGGGAATCGCAACTCGACTCCACCAGTAAGTCGGTCGAAACTACCACTACCAACATACTCATATTCAAATCTTACGGTAGCAGTACCACTGAATCTCTCGAATAGACCAAATGGATACGTAGTATCATGATCAAGAATATACTGCCAATCTTGTCTGTCGTCTGGAGTAGAGAACCATCCTTCTTCTCCAGTGTATACAAGATCTAATGTACCGAAATCTGTTTCGGTATATACAGCAACTGGTTCTGCACTAGTAGATGGTGTAGCAGCAACATATCCCAGATCAACTGGAACAAAGAAGTCGATCGATGTGCTGTTGTAAGAGTAAACTCTTCTCTCGTCTGCTCCGACGAAGTTGAATAGACTTCCAGTTGTCTGATGTGCAAGGGTGACCTTCTCTGTAACAAGGCCACCATCGATATCCAGATGTACAGATCCATTGTATCTTGGAATGAATCTGGTTTGTGCTTCGCCAAGGAGAGAGAACAGTGCTTCTCTTTCTTGTGGGTTTCCAGTAAATGCTTCTGCAGCACCAGATAGAGTCGAGATAATACCAGTTCCCTGGTAACCTCTTCCGATGTTGACATTCTCCAGTGCTCCTTTGAACTCGAAGAGAGTCTGGAACTGTTCTCTGGATACAAATGCTTCTTCCGCACTGCCTTCGATGGTGATAACACCCTGACCATCCCATACAGGTGGAACAAAGATGAATACTTCGCCACGAACTTCGAGTGTACCAGAACCAGTAAAGGCACGGAGTCTTGGTGTCTCGCCTGTGCCCTTGAGTGGTAGGAGACCGAATGGATAGTTGGTGTAATTATCAAGAATGCCATGATAATCGACTCGGATGTCTGGAGTAGACATCCATCCAGTTTCACCAGTGTAGCGAAGATCTAGATCACCATAATCCTCGAAGGTTGTTGCTGCATCAGCAACCAATCCGTAATCAGGATGGGTAATAAAGTCAATCGAAGAGGTGTTGTAAGAGTATACTCTTCTCTCTTCTGCTCCGATAAAGTCGAACAGAACACCTGTACCAAGATGAGCGAGAGTGACCTTCTCTGTAACAAGGCCACCATCGATATCCAGATGTACTCTTCCATTGTATCTTGGAATGAATCTGGTGAGACCAGCGCCCTGAACCTTGACATCGAGACCTTCGATGGGAGGAGTTGCGGATTTGCTCTGACTCGCAATACCTCTGAAGTTGAGTAGCTTGTCCTCTTCTTCTGGACTTGCAGTAAATGTTTCTGCTGCGCCAGATAGAGTAGAAATGAATCCAGAACCAAACTCTTGTAGAGAGAATGTTTCCTTGGATGCACCTTCGATGAAGAATGTACCTTCGCCGTAATGGTTTTGTGGACCCTTGGTTCTAGCATCACCAACGACAAATATGTCACCAGTGCCAGTGATGTGTACAAGTTTCGCAGCAACAGTTTCACTGCGTAGTTTGAATAGACCGTGTGGGTATTTGGTGTAGTTGACGAGGATCTCGCCACGATCAAAGATCTCGTATACATCATCACCAGGATCTCTGAATAGAGAACCAAAGTCTTCGTTAGGTTGTGTTGTGGCCGCGGCAACCTGACCGTAGTCTTCATACGTGAAGAAATCGGTTCCAGGATATGCATACGTGAGACTTCTTGTCTCGTTACCAAATCCGAATAGAGTTCCAGAACCACTATACCCAAACGTGCGTAGAGGTTGGGTGCTGCCAATGTTGAATAGCGAACCACTACCAATGTGGCGTAGTGATGACAGGACTAAAGCTTCGCTACCGATCTCGAATAAGGTCTTGCGAGTATCAGGCTGCTCGGGATAGACCGTAGCTTTTGCTTCGCCTGTGAATGATGTGCTGAATAGGGATCCAGAACCCTCGTAGAGGGTCGTAAAGGACGGCGCAGCGTCCCCGTATACGTGTTGGATACCAGAAGCATCGTAACGATACAAGAACGCTGCGTTCGCCTCTCCTCGGAGGGAGATAGTGCCTTCAACAATCCATGGGGCCTGTAGTCTTGTAAATGCTTCGCCCAACTCAAAGAGTTGACCGCTACCAACGAATACTTTCTTAACAACGAACGTCGTGCTGCTCGCTAGTCTAACGACGCCGAATGGGAATCTTGTTTGTTGATCATAACGCATGTCACCCCAGTCTTCCTGACCAGTAGTAGGTTCGGTGACACTTCCATGATCGATTGTTGCCGTAGGCGCTCCAAGCGTTCCTAGGTCAACATAAATGAATGGGAGAATTGAAGATGGTGTATAGCTGTAGGAAATATTCCCGAAGTCAAACCCAACTACGGGAGATATAGACCCAGAACCAGCATAAGAAAATACCATCTATATCAGCATACAGCGAAATAAAAGGGGGATCGCAAGCAACCCCCCTGATACCATGATATAGATTTCAATGTAATTAGATCAGTCGAGGCTGACGTTGAGGGTGACTTTAATTTGGTCGCCGTCGTTTTGGATGCTGTATGGTCCGTTGGTGAATCTTTCTGCGAAGAAGATCGAAGAATATAGAGTTAGGTCACCAGCGCCATCGAGTGCAGGTTCTGTAGTGAAGGTGTTTGCGTCTTCTACAGAGTGGATGGTGTATGTTCCTGCGGTTGTAGCAGCGTTACCAGTACCCTGGTCGATGTAGATTACATCGCCAACAACTAGGCCGTGAGCAGTTGCAGTGACTTCGGAGAAGTCAAAGTCGATGTCATCGTTGTTGTTTGTGGGCTGGATGTTATCGATTAGAGCGTTGTTGAGGTAAACGATAACGGTTCCGTCTGCATCAGCAGTCTCTCTATCGATACCGATGATTACGGTAGCAGCATCTAGACCGTCAGGACCAGTGTTAGCAGCATTGGTGGAAACAACCATTCCCTTTGCGAGGTCAGAAGCAACTTCTGCAAGGAAGTTAACGTCGTTGCTAACAGCACCTGCAAGAGCGGTGTCGATATAAACAGTAGTACCAGCGATACCAACTACACGAGTTCCACCCGCAACACCAACACCAGTTACGCGCTGACCGATTGCAACACCAGCAGTTGAGGTAACTGCGAGTTCAAAAGTACCAGAGGTGCCAGTAGCAGCAGTTGTATTAGTGATAGCAGGGAGTTCGATGTACTTGTTACCCAACTGACCACGAATACCAGACTTGGTGATGGTGGTAGCAGCAGCAGCAGAAGCAGCATCAGCAACACCATGAATGGTGCTAGGCATGTTGTTTGCGCGTGCTAGGTAGTAACCGTAGATGTCGCCAGCAGCAGCACCGAAAGTGAAAGTTTGCTCTGGATAGGAAGCAGTAGTTCTACCTTCACCGAAGGAGAGGGCCTGTGCTGCGAAAGTACCAGTGTTCTTAACACTTAAGTTGAGAGTCGTGCCATCAATGTCAACAACATATGCACCAGTGCCAACATCGCCACCAGTTACATAGTCGCCTTTCTTGATACCTGCGTTAGAAGCAACGGTGATTAGATACTCGCCCGCAGTGCCGTCGCCATTAACAGTGGTAACAGGGGAGGATTCTGTAGCAATCGTCCAGCGGTTGCCATTCAGAAGAATACCTCTCTGTTGGGAATAGTCCTGATCAGTTCTGTTGTTGATAACAGCAGGATATTCGGTGGTTACTGCTTGGCCGTAACCGATGACATTACCATCGATATAAGGCTCATAGTATCTGGTTTGTGAAGGCGTATCGCTTTCTGCAGGATACGTATCAGTGGTGTATAGTTTAAGGATTAAGTTTCTGGGGATCGACTGATTAGCATTCAGAAGATTACGCAGAGACTCAATTTCACCATTATTGGTTACTAGCAATGCCATGGAGACTCTCCTCTACTTTTTTCGTGCGAGTTTATTTTTATTTATAATGAGTATGATTTATAATTTGAGTTTCAATGAAACTACAAACCTTGAGATGTTGATCGAGTAGATGACCTCAAACTGGAAGATATCCCCAGCGTTCACGGTGGTGTTCCATGTTGAAAGATTGTCGTCTTTATTCTTTCTCTGAACACTATTATTTAGCACACCTAATGTTGGTCTTTCCGTACCGCAAATAGATGTGAAATTGGGGAAGTCATCAAAAGTACATTTTTGAATATCAACTTCTAGATTGCCTTCAGTATCAGAAATGACAGTCCAGGACTCAATCTCTCCTGTGACATCAATGGTCATGTTGCCCTTCACACCATTTGACATTGGGAATGACCCGCTATCAATTACATAGTTGAGGGTTCTGGTCAGGTCAGCAGTTGTAGCATATGCAATACCAAAGAATGCTGCTCCACCTGATGGTGGTGTGTTGAATACGATCTGATCATTAGATACTACGTAGTCAACTTTAGGTTCTAGGATTACATTATTAATAGAAATAGCAATCTGCTCCTCATTGAGAGGAGTGTAAGATTCGCCATCTATTGTAATATTAAATGTATCTTGGACACCATCAAACTGTGACGCAATACTGTCAATCAATAGATTGGAGTATTGTGTTGACTTTGACGGAATCTGGTAGTTTACATCGAGTTGGTACTGCTGTGGTAATTGCTTACCTACTCTATATGAACTATCACCAACTCTAACGTTATACTGGGCCATCAAGCAACTCCTGGGCTTACTTCAGCATTACCCATAATTACTCTGGTCTTATATCCATTTGGATCGGAAAGAACAATGTCATAGACATAACGTCGTCTGTCTAGCGCCAAAGTCTCTACATCAGTCAGCGTCAAAGCAATTTCACCTGTGGTTCTGTTGACAAACGTCAAGGTGAATGGAACTGAAGTGGTCGCTGAATAACTTTTCTTCATTGCAGCGGCCCCAGTGTACCCCGACATGTTGAGTGGAGTACCATCTTTATTAGTGATAAAGAACGTAACGCTGAAGTCTGCTCCTTTATCAATCAGTAGGTTGACTGGAATCGCTGCCATCTTGCTTCTCTAGTAGATCTAATGTTTCTAACCCACCCTCAAGTTTCAACTTGTATTCTCTCAATTTAGCGAGTTCTTCCTCGCCTCTTTTGATTTTGAACTCGTAGTCTTTCAGTTGGGATAGGAATTCCTCTCGCATTTTTGATGTATCCATGGTCAATATATCATGTCAACAGTATTTATGATCAGTGTGCAATAACCTGAACTGCGATGGATCCAGTATCAACATTGGCACCATCACCTTCTCTGTATACAACAAAATCAATGTGTGTATTGGATCTAGTAGTCTTCACAAATACTACCTGACCACCAATATAATCCATGTGATTGGTGAAGACATAGTAGTCAGTGGCATTCGTAAATGGATTTGTGAAGGTCATACGATAGTTGCCACTGGATTGCTGTGTCACTGTTACTCCTGCTGTTCCAGTCCACGTAGGAGTTGCACCTAGTGTAATCTCACCAGCCTTGCTAGTTGGAGGTGGTGTGAATGTTGTTGTGGTGCCACTGATAGGATGTTGTGTGGTTGGTGGGTTGAAAGATAGTGTATTGAAAGTGCCATTGCCAGTATATCTAACATCTTTCGTGACACGGAGATCATCAATAAATCCATCAAACATATTTGAGCGGGTTAAAGGTCCGCCACCAAACATGATATCATGACTGTTGTTATCAATATCATTAACAGTTACCTGACCAGCATAAGTGCTGCTTGACTCTAAACCATTCTCGTATACATGAAGTGTTCCATCACTTTCGTGTGTGAAAGCTACATGAACCCACTCTTGATTGTACTTTGGATTCCACGAAACTCCAGCCACATTGACTATAGTTTTATAATAGGTTTGTTGAGCAACTACATCATGATATTTAAATCTCCAACTTCTATTTGCATATTGATCTTTTGTCGTAATAATTGCCCAAGATCCAGCATCAAAAGTTGCATTAGCTTTTGAAACAATCTCTTGCTCTCCATTGTTGGTGCCAGAAGAAAGACCACCATCACTATCAAAATAAATCCAAAATTCAATGGTCCATGTTCCAGTGAAATCATAATCAGATCTATGAGGATATAAAACACCGTCTCCATTAGACTTCAATGAATTGGTTCCCACTTTAACTGGAGCACCAACCAAAGTAGCATCAACTACAGCTGTAGAGTAATTAACATTACCAACGGCACCGAATTTTACATCATCAAAATCACTATCGAAAGTGGATCTAATGAGCACTTGATCCCAAGCAGTTTCTGCTGGGATTGTAACCTGTTGAGTGCTGCCAAGAATAAACTCTTGCCATGCGGTTCCATCATAGAAATATGGCTTGCCGCTAATCTGTCTGAATTCACCCAGTGTTGCTGCTGGGCCTGTCGCTTCATTGACACCAAACTTGAATCCATTAGCGGTGAATGGATCACCGCCACCAGTTACGCTGATAACGCCATTGGCATCAATACCAATGGTTGTACCATCTGGTTGTACAGTACCGACAGAAGATGTGGTTGCGACGGCGGTCTGAATTGGTGATCCACTGATAGTGAATCCCGTAGCGTCAATAGTTCCAGCAAACGTGGCATCGCCATCGCCATCAAATCGAACGGCAACATTAGTGCCACTGCCAGATGTATTTAAGATCTGAAAAGCGTCAGTGCTATATCGAGTCGTATAAAGATTAAATTGACCAACATCTGCACCCAATAAAATACCATTATTATTTGTTGAGTTCGACGCTTGTCCAAACGTGGCGCTACCATCAGCATTTAGGCGGATGTTTGGTGCAGTGCCTGGGGTTCCTCCAATGTCAACAGTACCGTCACCAATAACAGTTAATTTTTTGTCATTGATAGTTCTTACTACGAATCTGTCATTCAGCAAGCTAGTTCCATCAGCAATAACCGTGTTTTCAAAGGTTGCTGTTCCATTGTTATTAAAAAAGACTTTCGGATTCGTTCCTCCATTAGGCCCTATGGCGAGGTTTCCGTTAGAATACGCAATAATTTTGCCAGAGATATCAAGATCTCCTGTGACTGTTACGCCATCAGCAGTTGTTTCAAATTTCTTTAAGTTATTATGATAAAGATCTACTGAACCATCTTTAACACCAGTAATTAATTTTTCACCATTTATACCAATTGCAAGATTATTATTACCATCTACTGTAATATCTTTACCTATTACAACATTATAAGAATCGGATCCATTTGTGACATTTGCACTATCACCTAATAAAATATTGTGATCGCCTGTAGTAACTGCAAATCCAGCATAATTGCCAATTGCAATATTTCTATCACCACTAGTAAGACTGTTTATTGCTCCCTCACCCATTCCTTGGTTATAGGAACCACTTGTTAAACTTTGTGCAGCATAATATCCAATAATGTTATTAAAGTAAGCATAATCACTTCCAGATGGATTATCTTGCTTACCAGCATAGAATCCAATAAAGTTATTTCCATTTCCCTGAACGAAATCCTCACCTGCACCAAGTCCAATAAAAACATTCTCTATTGTGTTGTTTAGATTAACATCAATAGAATTTGCAGTAATATCGTCTCCAATAATAATATTTGCATTACTGCCATATGTAAATTCTAATCTACCTAATCCAGTAATTTTATAAACACCAAGATCTCCTGTAATCGTAGTATTAGCATTAAATGTTGTAATGCCGTCAAATGTTACATCATCGGAGAATGTTTTATTGCCGCTAAAAGTTTGAATCCCATCCACAGCAGAATCCAAGTCCACTGCAATTAAGTTAACCTCTTGACGCTGCTGTTCCAGCGTAAAACTAGTTGGTACGTTGCGTAATGTCATTTGATTAACTGCTTGAGTAGGGACTTAATTTCGGACATTTCTTCCTTCAAAGTATTTATTTCGCTGACTACATTTCGGAACTCATTAGAAAAGGATTTGCGAGACGACTTGGGGGCAGTGTTAACGATTGCCCCTGTAGTCATGTCTCTAACAAATCCTTCTTGGCCTTCAACTTTGACGTATCTTTGCATATCAGAATGATGCTACTGCTCGTAGATCTTGAATCTTGGGTACATATGCTGGATCATCAGTCTTCATGACAATCTTGACAGCAAACGAGGAGAACTCGGTAAGTTCTTCTGCTGTATATCTCAACTCCTGATAAGAAGACTGCTTCTCAAACTGACCAGAGATGCTATTCTCTGCCGTTGCGATTTCGTTTTCTTGATCTGGGTTTCCATCAGTATTGAAGTATTCCCAGTTGATGTCGTCGAAGTTTTGCTGTGAAGATGCTGGTTTGATCTTGTAGTAAACCTTGACGTTCTCTACATCTCTTACGTTCAGTGTTAGATAAACATTGAGAGATTCTGCAGGAGTATTGATGAATACTTCCTTGGTGACATACTTGGCCGTACCAGAAGTATTTACAGATCCTGTTTCGGGAACATAGTCAACACCTTGACTGAATCCCATGCTCTTGATTTCTGCAAACTTCGAGGTCTCGAAAGAAGAACCTTCATAGTCAATCAGATCACCGACTCTAAAGATATCAGCAATTTGATTTGCTGTCTGACTTTCTCTAGCATAGTCACTACCTAGAGTGATTGCGCTAGTAAAGTTGTTGTTGATAGGTTGCTTGTCGTTCTCAAGAGTAAGAATCTTGGTTTTGGAATCCCAAGAGATAACCTTACCACTGATCTTGTTCTCATACTTCTCACTTCTAACTGAAGGATTGATAGCATTTACAGTGGATCCAGTGACAAAGTTTGGAACTTGCTCAAACACACCTTCGTTAGAAACGGTAACAGTGAAGTTCTCAAAATCACCACCAACATCAGACTGTGTGCTGAAGTACAATTCTTCACCAACAGTAAACTTCAATGAATTCTTGATCTTGACAAAGACTTCGTTATTGATTACACGGAGAACTTCTGATTCTGCTCCAGAGTCTTGTCCAACAACGTTCTGACCGATTGTTGCTAGAACATCATCACCACCTTGACCATCATTGTTGCCAGTGATAGTAAACTTATAAAGTGGGAAGAGTTGAATACTCTGATATCTCTTGCCGAA